CCCTCCAGGCGTCTTTAACGGTGCAGGTGCCATCTGCGTATTCACCGATTCTAAATTCCGTATCAGAGGTTAAGAACTTCCTAAGTAATTCACACCAGTGAAACTTTGGATTAGATCTATACTTCTTTATACGGTTTTGCACTTGTGGTATTAGCAATTCCATACGTTGATAACACCGCCTCCAGCGTTTCTTAAAGAAAACGCTATTAACGGCAGAATTGTTGTCTCTGTATGTGAGCGGTAGACCACTTAAAGTCCGTGGGTGTGGGTAATAAAATCCATCACCGAAGGACATTAGTCTACGCCCTGCTTCAATACCATAAGCTTCGATGATTTCATTTGTGAAACCAACGAAGGACTCGTGTGAACGGACGTTCTTTTGTACCGGTTTGCGGCATTTGACGTAACCAACGTCATGCCCGTCGTAATAGTCTCCGCCACAAGATTCCCTAAAGGGAGTTCTGTAGCATGACTTCTCGACGTTAACCTTGAGATCAATTGATTCAAGGAGTTCTATGGCTCTATCAACGTGAGCCATGGGTACAATAATATCGTCCCCGTAGACATACACATCAGTATGAAGATTTCCCTTCAGTATAGCCCAGAACACAAGGGCTTCAACTGGGAAGCAGAGAGCAGATCCCATAGGCGCAAATTTGGCCAACGGTCCGAACTCTGTTCCATCAGGGAGTTCAACATACTCTGTACGGCAAGCATCAAATGCTCGAACCCATTCGAATGGGAANAGGATTTTAACTAAATCCCACCGTACTCTATCTGATGCATCTTTCAGGTCAAGCGTCGCATAGCATTGAAATTCTGAAGCTAGCTTCGCAAGATCTTTATTCACACTCTGGTTAGTAAAGTTTACAAAACCTTGTGTGACAGGATGATTTTCTACAATTTGATAAATCATCCGCATCAGACCCTGTTGTACGTACATCATTTCCCTAGGCTCCATGCAAATGAGCCGCGGGCCTCTGCTGTCTTTTGGAACGGCAGAGAGACGAGCAACAGGCCTGTCCAGATTCGCGCTGTGCGTAAGCTTCTTGAGCTCATCGCAAACGTGAGTAGTTGAGAGGAAGAAGAGCTCACCGTAATCGAAAACATTGTTGAGTTTTTCGATAAAACGGGGAGTCCTGTGATACTTATCCTGTGGCCTTGTACGACAGGCTGTCGCACCAGAGCCATGGCGTGGTACCAACTGATTGGTAAAACCTTCTCTTGCGGGAAGGATACGATGAAGTTGGGCACGGGCTCTGTCAAGTGTTTTATCTTGACATCCCAATTCAGAAATTGGGGTAGACAGAGCAATATCACGAGACACAAAAGAATCAATAGATTTCTTAAGTGTATCTTCCTCATACTGGACCTCGAGTTTGTAGAACATCAGTGTTAATTGACGCCCTACTTTGATGTGGT